TTCCATCGCAAACGTTCGACCCTGGAACTCGCGGAGGACTTGACGCATTGCAGGGAGCGTCACGTCCGTCCAGTCGCGCACAATCCAAACAGGAAGTCCGTCAAACAACGGATCCAGCTTCGAGGTGCGGACGATGGGGATGCAGCCGAGTGCGAGTGCCTCCCATGTGCGGTGGCAGTCCAGTCCGTTGCCGTGGGGCGAAGGAACGAATGCGTATTGCGACATGGTCTCCCATGTTTGCCGACGAGGAACGGGACTGGGCTCGTAATAAATCAAATCGGCGGGGATGGAATTCTGGGCGTCGACTCGATCAATGGCGGCATAGCGAGTGCTCATCAGAAACTGAAAGTTCGCGTAACACACCGGTTTGCGAGAGGAGAGGGGGGGTGCATCCTCTCGAATCGCAAGGAGTTCCGTCTCTTGTTGGATCGGCGATGCCGCGTCTCCCCACGCGTGTGCGCCCCGCGAAAGTGTGTGATAATCCATTCCAATCGGGATTTGGTGGAGTTTCGGATGACCACCGACACAGTTCTGACTCAACCATGCGACAACCATTGGCGAATTCAAGATATGGGTTGCGACATCCATGTTGTCCGTTGGGACAGTGACGTCCGAATCGCCCGACACGAGGATGATTGGTTTCTTCAACGTCGGCAGAATCCGATTCGCAAAGTCAACGAGCGCATAGGTGCAAACGTAGTGGGTTGCCGGTTTCGACTTGATGAATGGAAACGTGTCCGTCTCAACTTCATAGTCGACGTACGATGTGGTTGATTCGGGGAACTTGGATCGGTACTTGCACGATTTCAGGATACCCCGTGAACTGACAAATCGGCACTCGGATTCGGACATTTATATAACCCTCATTACTTCCACGTAGATGGTCTGTCGATCTTGTGGACGTTCGGCGGTTCTGTCCAGTAGGACTTCATGTTCGAGACTCGCAACAAGTGATTGTACCAGTGATCGCTGACATCACCAAAGGGTAGAAACGTATCACGAAGAAGTCTCGCAGACCGCTGGTTGACGAGAATGAAATTCGCACCCTTGCTCCCCCCAGCACACTGCGCCGTCGGTTGAATTGATTTCGAGTACACGCTTGTGAAGGGCGACACTGGACCTTCAATGTAGTGAAATAGGATGTCGCTGTCAAACACAGTGTCCCATCCACTCGGTAAGTCGAGCAAGTAATGCTCCAATCGCTTCGGCACATTGCTGCGGAACTCGATATTGTCTTCCAGGATGACTGCATATGAATGGTTCTGTTCAACAATGTCGTTCAATGCTAGGTAGTGTTTGTACGTGCACGAAATCTGACCGGGTGTGAGGAGTGTATTCGTGCAAATTCCAGGAGGCATTGCGTCACCCTTGTTGGGCGATGTGATCCATGTAACGTCGGACTGTGGTATTCCAAATCGATTGAACTGATCTATCATGAACTCTTTCCGAGACGGATCAATGCCGTGAATGAGGTAGTACTTCATCGTGTGTTGAACTTAAACAATATTTTGATCAGTTCATTATAACACAGGCAAATGGACTGTAAGAAAATCTGGTATGCCCCGAATGGGTTTGAGGCGTACGGAGAGGAGGAAATAAACGCGGTCAACCGATGCCTGCGAGAAGGGTGGTTGGCTGGAAACGGGAAGTACACGATCCAGTTTGAGAACGAGGTTGCTGCGTATTTCGGGAAGAAGCATGGACTGTTTGTTAACTCAGGGTCCTCTGCGTGCTTGCTGGCGCTTGCGTCTCTGAATTTACCAGTCGATTCTGAGGTGATCACACCCGCGTGCACATTTGCAACCACGGTTGCTCCAATTATTCAGCTGGGCTACAAGCCTGTCTTCTGCGATGTCGAGTTGAACACGTACGTTGCGTCCGCGGAGTCTGTCATTTCAAAGATTACCCCTGCAACGCGTGCGATCATGTTGCCCAATCTTATCGGCAACAAGCCCGACTGGAAGTTGATTCGCAAAATGCTGGATGATACAAGCAGGACTGATATCTACCTGATCGAGGATTCGGCAGATACGATGACATATACCGCCGAAACCGACATCTCTACCACCAGTTTCTATGCCAGCCATGTGATTACTGCATGTGGTTCGGGAGGCATGGTGATGTTCAACGAAGCCAAGTACCTGAAACGCGCAACCATGTTTCGCGACTGGGGTCGTATTGGGGACAACACTGAGCTTGTTGTTGAGCGATTCAATCACACTGTGGACGACATCAAGTATGACTATAAGTTTCTGTACGCCTGTCTCGGGTATAACTTCAAGTCGTCGGAGGTGAATGCGGTGTTTGGAGTGGAGCAGATGAAGAAACTCCCGACGTTCGTCTCCATCCGAAGACGGAATGTTGAGCGATACCTTGCGAACCTCGCTGGCGTGGCTGGCGTTCTTCTACCGAAAGACGGGGACACTACAAACTGGCTGGCGTTCCCAATGCAGGTTCAGGATCGACTGTCTCTGGTGAACTATTTGGAGGACCGCAACGTGCAGACTCGTGTGATCTTTTCTGGAAACATCACCCGCCATCCTGCGTATCGCGAGTACATTGAGGTATTTCCGAATGCAGACACCATTATGAAGAACGGAATTCTGCTTGGCTGCCATCACGGAATGTCCGTTGAGGACGTCGACCGCATTTGTGAGCTCATCAAGGAGTTTTTGAGTTTAGATGCAGGTAGGAACTAGAAACAATGGAAAAGATTGCAATCACAGGTGGAAATGGGTTCATTGGCTCGAATCTCGCGAGGCACTTTCTCGAGAAAAAGCACGAGGTTCTCGTTGTTTCAAGACAGTGTTCCAACCTGACGGACATCTTGGATCGGATCCAGTTTGTTCAACACCCTGGATTCGATGAAATCAAGCGTTTCGCACCAACCATTGTCATTCACTGTGCGTGGGACGGTGGAAACAAGTACAGCGACGTGAACAGCCTGCACCAGCTCCAGAACGTTGGAGACACCGCAGATCTACTCCAAACCCTGTCGGAGATATCACCCCGTCCTTCCTTTCTTGGGCTGGGAAGCTTTGCAGAATACGGTCGGTTTACAACGGCGGTCAAGGAGACAGACGAATGCAACCCAGTTACCATGTATGGACTTTCAAAGCTCAGTGTCAAGAATCTATCTGAAATGGCATGTACACAACGTGGAATTCCGTGGACGTGGATTCGCCCCTGTTACATTTATGGGAGGGATGACGTACAGACGCGGTTGATACCAACGATGGTCCGTGAGTTTGCTGGGAACAACGATGTTATCTTGGATAGTTGTGTGTCGACGTTGGATTTCCTGCACATTGATGATTTCTGTAGGGGTGTGGCTGCGTTGATCGGAACGGGTCAGCGTGGAACCTACAACTTTTGTTCTGGGACAGAGTTGCGGGTGCGTGATCTGATTGAAGAGATAAAGGCGCTTTCAAAGTCCACTTCTGTTGTCACGTACGATGCGACACTCGATCGTGTGAATCTTTCAACATACACGTGCGGGAATTCGGACAAACTCAAGGCACTCGGCTGGTCTCCAACCGTTACACTTGCGAAAGGGTTGAGCGGGCTAATTGCAGCCGAGAATCTCAGACGGTATACGAGAGGCAATCCAGTGGACGACGATGGACTGCACTCTGCGATTTAACGAGGTATGCTAATGAATGAAAAGACATTGTGCGGTTCGGACTTCTTCCTTGTCACCATAAAGACTGAATCTCCCTGAACAGACCCAACTCGCTCATATCCAAACTGTGCGAGCCATGATATAACGTCGTCCTCCGAAACTCCATATCGACTGCACCACCCTGCAGTTTCAAGCACGATAACGGGGTTGTACGCTGCGATAGTCTTCTCCCCACCTTTCAGAGCGAACATCTCAAATCCTTCGATGTCCAGGTGTATCAGATCGCAACGATCAAGTGCAAGATCGTCGATCCTCAGCGTAGGTGTACGCCCTGTTCCATACACATTGGTTGACCCAGCATTGTTGTATGACTTTCTACCCACTCCTACAAGTGCATGTTTCTCACCTAGACATGCCTGGAATTTGAAGACATTTTCGGCGGTAATGTTGCGATTAAGACAATAAAAAAGCTCGGGGACGGGTTCAAACGTATAAACCGTATCGAACATAGCAGCATACTGCTTCGCATACAGTCCATTGTTCCCCCCTGCCTGAATCACAATGCGTCTCTCCTTCACGTACTCGCTAATCTTCTTGGGAACATCAGGGTATATATTGAGCAACTGCCAACACGAACTGTCCTCAGACGCAGTTTCTGCAGTAACCCCCGCACCGTCGTCTTTTAACCAAAACATGCCGTTGTATGACACAACTCGATCCTCCATTTGAAGTGTGATAAGAATATTTAAACAAAAACCCACCGAATTCATTTATAGGGCGGGCATAGCAAGTAACTATAATGAAAATACGGGTCAGCGATTACATCGTTAAAGTTCTAGAAGCTGCTGGAATTGACACCGCATTTAGCCTGACGGGCGGGTTCGCAATGCATCTCAACGATTCAATGGGTAAAAGCAAGGTCTTTCGGAATTATTACAATCACCACGAGCAGGCGTGTGGATACGCAGCAATGGGCTACACAAAAACAATCAACAAACCCAGTGTCGTATGCACAACATCGGGGATTGCGGCAACAAATGCGATTTCACCTTGTCTGGATGCGTATCAGGACAGCGTGTCCATCCTTTTTCTAACTGGGCAGGTGAAGACGTTCGACACCGTGCGAACACGAAATGCAGCAACCCAGGAGAAACTCCGAAACTATGCCTTCTCTGACGCCGATATAATCAGTATGGTGTCGTCCATAACAAAGTATAGCCGAGAGCTCACGTGTGTCGACGAGGTGAAGTTGGTTATGTCCGAGGCTGTCTCTGCGCTCACAACTGGAAGAGGAGGACCTGTCTGGCTGTCGATTCCACTCGACATACAGGGTTCGCTTATTGACGACGACATTCTCGCACTCCCTCAGCAGCCAACGACGCTGCCGCCCATTGAATTTCAGAGCATCTATGACGTACTCGCTGTTTCAAAGAGACCCATTGTCCTTGCAGGCAATGGCATCAAGTTAGCAAACTGCAGTGAAAAGTTTCGAATGTTTGTGGAAGCCCAGAAAATACCCGTTGTGACATCCTATCTTGGCGCCGATCTCATTGAATCTGCCTCTCCATACTTTGTCGGCAGAGTAGGGCTGTATGCGGACAGGTGCGGGAACTTTGCGGTACAGAACAGCGATCTCCTACTTGTGCTAGGATGCAGGTTGTCCCAGGCAGTTGTGGGGTACAATCCCAAGTCATTCGCGAGGCAAGCCAAGATTGTCTACGTAGACATTGATCCCAGCGAATTGGCAAAGGAGTCTGTTCCCTACCATGTGAAGGTACTCGCCGATCTCAACACCTTCTTTGATTCGTTTCACTTTGAAACTCCCGACAACTCGGCGTGGGTCGCAAAGTGCCAACACTGGAAGTCCAAATGGTTGTTTGAGATTCCACCAAACGTTCTCGATACACCGACAGTCAATCCGTACCATGCAGTGAAGATGCTCTTCGACAAACTACCCGAGAACAAGATTGTTACAACGGGGTCGGGGTCGATTGCAATCATCGTGAATCAACTGGTTAACATCAAGAAGAATGACACGTTCATTTGGAGTGGGCACGGTGATATGGGAACAGATCTCCCAATGTCGATTGGGGCTCACATTGCCGATCCATCGAAGCATTTTGTGCTCTTCACAAGCGAGGGGACTCTCCAGTTTAACATCCAGGAACTGCAGACGATTGTGCACCACAAACTACCGCTCAAAATAGTGGTCTTCAACAATGCAAGTTACGGTGCAATTGAGATAACACAGAAAACGTTCTTCAACAACAAGTTTGGGGTTGATGTAGTGAGTGGACTTTCATTCCCAGACACGGGCAAGATTGCAGCGGCGTATGGGATCAAGTACATGAAGGCGAATGTCAACGATGAGCTTGACGATGCATTTGCTAAATTCATTGAACACGACGAAACTGTCATTCTTGAGGTATTTTGCTGCTTGCAAGTCCGTTACCCGAGAATGAGTTCAGTCAAGAATGCGGATGGAAGTTTCACGAGCCGACCGTTTGAGGACATGGACCCGTTTTTACCCAGGGACGAGTTTTACAGGGAGATGATCGTTAAACCGATTGAATAATTAAATAGGATTACTCACAATGAAATTTGTGGTCAGCGTGGACGTGTGCTCTGAAACGTCGGGGGGCGTAAACGTACTGCTTCAACTGGCAAAACGATTGCACGACAGAGGGCATTCCTCAAAAGTGTACCTGCGCCACAAGCACACTGCAGTCTTCAACAATATTTATGCGAATTACATTGAACCCAGCGAGATTGACGATGAGACGATTGTGATATACCCAGAGATGGACGTCGGGAACGAATTGAAGGCAAAGCGGATTGTTCGGTTGGTGCTCTACGGCTCACGAATGTACGGCATGTATCAACCAGGTGAAATAATATACTATCATGCGCCCTTTTGCAAGAACAACCGTATCTCCAACCAACTCACTTCATTGTATCTGCCGCCTGGAATCGTGAACAAGCATCTCCCACGCACAAACAACTCGTGCTACGTCATCAAAAAAGGGCGACGATACCCATTCGTAAGGAGTTTGTTTCAACATTACACGGGACCGAGTCTTTGTCTAGACAACGTGTCGCGACACAGCGACCTCGTGCAAATGTTCAACACCACCAAGTACTTTCACTGCTACGACCCTTGCTGTTTCTTGTTCATCATGGCATTGATGTGCGGATGCGTTGTGGTCCAACATCCCGTTGAGGGATATTCGGAAGAAGAGTGGCGATATACGATTGGGATTGGCGACTTGCCTGGAATTGCGTATGGTTACGATAAAATCCAGAAAGCAGAGGAAACTATCGGGGAAGCATATGCAAAGTGTGTTGAATTTCTGAACAACATGGACAAAACGATTGATCGGTTCGTGCATGAAATTGAAACGGGCACATACGACACCAAAGAATGCTATAGATTCACAGAGTCACCGTACTCGCTTCTGCATGAGAACTGTTAAACACGTGTACTTCCATCCATCTTTAAAAATCCACGTAAGTTCTTACGAAGATTTTTGGGTTGTTTCCAACCTCTTTTGTTTTTGATTTTTGATATTTTATGCAACAACCTCGCTTTACGGCTTCGCGCTTAGTTGGAGTAGGCAAGACCGCCCATGCCGGACATCACGCGCAGCACGTTGTAGTTCACGGCGTACACTCGCACCTGCGCCGTGCGACCGGAGCGCACCGTGTTGACGGAGACCGTCAGCTGGAGCGTCGCCTTGTCGATACGGGAGAAGTTGCACGTGCCGGAAGGCTGGTGCTCCTCGGGCTTCAGCGCAAAGGAGTACACGTTGATGCCCTTGGACGGCGTGCGGCTGTGGTGCTGGAAGGGCTGCACCGTGCTGAAGTACCGGCCCTCGCGCTCCGTGAAGCGATCCTGACCGTTGAGCTGCAGCTTGGCGACCTCCACGGGGTTCTTGCCCTCGCACTTGACACCAGACTCCAGGATGACCTTCGCCAGCAGGTAGTTGGTCGTGTCCTCGAACACAATGCCCTGGTCGTTGCCCGCGTTCGTGTCCATCCACGAGGGACCGTTGAGGGAAGGACCCTGCTGGATGCCAAGACCGGGCAGGTAGGGACCGGAGGGACCGTCGCCCGACGTCGTGGGGACGACGATCGTGGACGCACCGCCACCCAGGGAGCCGCGGGCGAGCACATCCATCACGATGCCCTCCGTGGAGAAGTCATCCGTGTAGTTGAAGGGCTGCATGCCGTTGACCTCGAGGATCGACATAAGGTTGGGCGTGCAGTCGACGAACGAGTCGCGCTGGACGACCCACACGAGCTCCTTGACGGGGTGGTTGAAGTTCAGCTGGATCTTGTTGGACGAGGACGTGATGGACTCAGCGCCCGTGAACTGGAGCTGCTCAATCAGGTACTCGTGGGACTGCTGGGCGAACCGGCGACGCTCCTCCGTGTCGAGGTAGATGTAGTCGACGTACAGGGAGGCAGCCGTCAGGGACTGGATCGCCGTGGGGGCAGCGCCGTTGGCAAGCTCGTAGTATGTGCAGTTGATCCACTGCTCGAACTCCACGTTGATGCGCACCTCGTGGTACTGGAGGGCGATCAGGGGAATGGCAAGACCGGGGTTGCGGCAGAACCAGAACTGCAGGGGGATGTACAGCGTCTTCGCGGGCGTGCCCGAGCGGGGGGCGCAGGAGTTGGTGAGCTCCGCGCCGGCGCAGGAGGCATCAAGAGCATAGCCGCGCTTGTCCTTCACGAGCACCAGGTCGTGCGTGTTGCCGATCATGTCGTCAAGCGCCTTGACGGTGCCCGCATCCTGGGACAGCTGCGTCCAGATCTGCATCCAGTCGCCATACTGGCGATCAATGCGCTGACCGCCGATCTCCAGCTCGACCGTCTTGATCAGGCGGTGACCGATGTAGTTCAGCCAGCGGAAGCGGTTCACCGTGGTCTGCACCGTCAGGTCGACCGTGGGGAGCACCACCTGGACGTACGTGCGGTACATCAGGTCCGCGTTACGGTTGATCACCGCCGTCACGCGCTTGTTGAAGTCCGCCTGTCCGTTGAAGGTGACCTCAATGGACTCCATGGCGAAGTTCGTATGCCGCTTGTACAGCACCTTCCAGAACGTGATCTGGGGGTTGCCGGAGATGTAGATGTCCTGTGCACCATAGCTGACGAGCTGAAGAAGACCACCACCCATTTTAACTGTGTATGCTCCTTGGCAAGAAAAAAACTTACACGCAAAAGCAGCGAACAGAGAATGCGTATTTATGCCGTCAGTTGCAATGAGGGGCGCGCGACTCGTCTGCTTTCGAGCGCGGAACCGCTTGAACTGTCAATTGAAATTGTTGCGTCTCCACTTGGGACGGACGAGGAAGTGGTGCGGCGAGGGAAAACTTGCTTCGAGCGCGACTCGGCATATCCCACTGGACTGGCGGCAACGCTGGGGCACATGAGAGCAATGCGGCGTCTCGTTGAGTCAGGAGATCGCATGGCGATGATCGTGGAGGACGATGTTCGATTTCACAAGGATTTCCATCGCAAGTGTGCCATTGTCGAGGCAAACATGGAGGGCGTTGATGTCTTCACGACGGGATACGTGAACTTCCCATACGGGACGGAGGAGGATGTGGGTGGATTGAAAGTCATCAAGAACGTCCAACTTGGGAATCCATGGGGGGCACAGGGGTATGTGATCACCGCAGAGTATGCTGCACGGTTCCTTGCGATCTTTGAGGCAGACGATCTGTCGGGTCCGTATTCCTACAAGTTCGTCACGGACTGCGTCATCTTCGACCCCGTGCTCGGGTGTCGGAGGCACACGCTTGTGGATCCGATTGTCGTCGAGGATCCCGACGAACAAACGCTGGCGGGGAACACCAACAAACCACCGCTGTTTGGGCGACTCAATCGCAGCGAGTACTGGTTTTGATTTACTCGCATGCTCCTCTCAATCTACAATGGAGATTCTAGAGATCCTTGTGACAACGGCATTTGTGGTGTTTGGAGCGATTGGAGCGTGCGCGTGCTGGTACCGCCGACGTACTACAATGAAGCACTCGCGATCGGAAAGCGATCTGTCGAGTATATCCATCAACGAAAATTCTATGTTCAATGAACAAGATGCAGCGTAGTTTTTTGGGAAATCTTGGCAAAAAGTTGAGCGCACAGGTCGTGCCCGTGCCTGCCCCTGCCCCTGCGCCCGCGCCGGTTTCAGTCTCTGCCGTTCAGGAGGCAGAGATTGTCACGGAGACGGTTACGATTGTGGAGGTGCCCGTCGTAGTTGTCGAGGAGCCCGTCGTAGTTGTCGAGGAGCCCGTTGTTGTTGTCGAGGAGGCTACTCCAGCACCATCCGAGGAGTAATGTGCATCGCCTCCAGTTCCTGCATCCAGAGTTTCATTGCATACGGGATGGTCTTCTCAATGAATTCCGTCTTGCCGCCACACGCCCCACACGCATAAATCCCCTGCTCGACATTCACAATCGCCAGAGTCCCACAGGTCTTGCAGATGCCCGTGTGGAAGGGATCGGAAACATCCATCAGACGCTCCTTGGTAAACGCCGAGATGCCGTGTGAAATCATACAGTCCCTCTCCATCTCACCCACCCGCAACCCCCCGTCGCGCGACCTGCCCTCGCAAGGCTGCCGCGTCAGACTCACAATCGGTCCGCGGGCACGAGAATGCCGCTTGTCGATTACCATGTGCTTCAGGCGCTGGTAGAATGTGGGTCCCATGAAGATCTCCGCCTCCATCATCTCGCCCGTCTGTCCGTTGTACAGGATCTCGTTGCCGTAGGGATGCATCCCCATCTCGACCATGTGCGCCTTCAGGTCTTCCACCTTCATGTGGGAATAGGGCGTCCCGTCGCCGAGCGTCCCCTTTTGAACGCCAATCTTGCCGAAGATGTTCTCCATCAACTGCGCGATCGTCATGCGGGAAGGCACTGCGTGGGGGTTCATGATGAGGTCGGGGCGAAGACCCGAGGCGGTGAAGGGCATGTCCTCCTCCGCCAACATCATCCCCATCGTCCCCTTCTGACCGTGACGAGAGGAGTTTCCGGTGAAGACACACGTCCCATTTCGGCGAACCAAGAACACCTCCGACGGAACCCGAATACAGTACACGTATCCGTCAAAGGGCACTATACGCTCCATCTGACCCGACTGTGAAGCGGCATGACCGTGGTTCAGCGTCGGACGAGTCCGCGCGCGACGAACACCCACTCTCCAATTGTCGGCTGTGGATGTTACAGGTCTCCCGCCAATGAATGCGGTATGCCCTGCGGGATAGGTAAGACAGAACTCGGACGCCCACCCTACATGTTGGACTAGACGCTGGAAATCATCCCGCAGTCGCAGGGAGGACGTTGAGTAGGATAAACACGTCTCACTTTCATGTCCGTCCCCGCAGCACATCCCGAGTGCCAGAGACTTGGACTGTTCGGCAGACAGGTTCCACGTCCAGTCAGGAAGACACTTGCGGGTAGCGCCCACACTCCAAGGTTGCATGTGGTACACAATCTCACGCTCGTTGATGTAAAACTTTCGACTTTCTTCATTGAAACTGTGTGCGAAATCCAAGCGTTCGCAGATGTCTGTGAGTTGGACGAGAACACGCGGCTTGTTTGCCGCAAACTCGAGTCGGCGGATGCTCTGGGTCTCGTTGACATACACCCACCCCTCCGCAAACCAGATGCCGAGAAGGGTCAACCAGTCGTGCATGGACTCGCCTTGGAAGTGGAAGGATCCGATCGTATACGTTGCGTCAAGTTGACCGATGGGGGCAGCGCTCTGGAACCGCACGCGCTTTCCCTTCATCTTTTCGGCAGTGACAAGCTCATAACAGGGCTTGTCGCGGCGCTGCACCCACATGCGGTGGTTCAACGTGGTCTTGAGAGATACACCCTGCGTCTCCACCTCATACATTGCGCCAGTGTGTTGGAATGCCATCGTCTCCAGAGGTTGAACGTATTCCATTGCGCCCGTCTCGCGATTGAGTTGAGCGACCCAGTCGTCTGTTCGAACCTCTGCAATCGAGACCCATCCGCGGTTGCGTGTCATCACTTCGTGGTCGTCCGTAAGACAGAACTTGTCGCCAATCTGAGGGATGCGCTCACTCACGGTGCGCACCTTGATGAAGGGGTACCCGTCGCTGTTCTTGTCCTGCCACACCCCGTCAATGCGGCACGTCTCGGCGTTCTTGTGTGTCGTCGACACATCTCGGAACGCGTATCCCGCCGAGTCGTTGCGGAGGTTGACGACCTTGCCAATCACCACGTCATTCTCCTGGATCGTGGAGTGTAGGATCGGCAAACCACTGTCGGAGATGGCAGCGTAACTCGTGTTCTTGTACTTGCGAGTGTTGTGCTTGGCAGGGCGCATGAACTTCTCCTCGCGACCCGACGTCACGTTGCGGTGCTCCTCGTCCTTGTACATCCCATAGTACAGTCCACGCATGAACCCACGCGCGACCGACGACTTGTTCATGATGATGGAATCCTCCTGGTTGTATCCGCCATAGCACGCAATCGCAACGACCGCATTCATTCCAAACGGCATCTCGTGCATCTTCAGGATCTTCATTGCACGTGTCTCGACGATGGGGCGCGTGAGGGAGCACAGAACGTATGCGTTCTTGTCAAGGCGCTTGGCGTAGTTCCCGGCGTAGATGCACATCGCCTGCTTTCCCATCGCGGACTGATACGTGTTTCGAGGCGACTGGTTGTGATCGGACAGCGGGATGGTGGACGCCATGTGACCCACGATGAGGGAGGGGTGGATCTCGTAGTGGGTGTGCGAGGGCTCGATAGCATCCTTGCACATTGCAATTCGCAGCGTCTCGGTCTCCGACGAATCAATGTAGTCGACGCACGCCTTCATCCACTCATTCCAGTCCCGCCGCTTCTCACCCTCTGGGAAGGCAGCGCCCACTCGGAAGACGGGGCGGACACACCGTCCACCGTCCGTCTCCACGATGATGCTGTTGTGGAGGGTGTACCACGCCACCGAGATGTGGGGATGAAGGCGCATCGTCCGCTTTGCCTTGCGCAGCGCCGTCATCAGGGTGTAGGGATCGGACGCATACCCCACGAGAACGCCGTTCAGGGTGATGGATGTTCCTTCATACACCCGAGGCGACTCAATCCAGTCGATTCCACCCCGCTGTTGGAGGAAGTGGAGGACGGTGTGGGAGGGAACATGCTGGGAGATGGAGGTCAGTAGGCTCATGTTCTTGACGATACCGACTGAATGACCCTCGGGCGTCTCGACGGGACACACGAATCCCCAGGAGGTGCCGTGCAGCTTTCGGGGTGCGAGCAGCTTGCCCGACTTCTCGACGGGAGTCTGGATGCGGCGCAGGTGACTGAGGGTGGACGCGTAGGACATGCGTGCCAGAACTTGGGAGACACCCACCTTGGTGGCGTTGGAGAGGGAGGTTGAGCTGGACGTCCCGAGTCCCTGGACCGTGAAATTGCCCGTCGCAAGTGCCTGCTTCAACTTGCCCTCGATGGTCGAGAGCTTCAGGATCTTGTACAGGTTGTTGACGTTGAGAATGTCCATTGGGCGCGGTCCCTCCTCGCCCTTCTTCCAGCTGTCGTTGTTGACCTCCTGGACGAACTCGTTGCGAGTGTCGTTGCACACCTTCTGGAAGAGCTGGCGGAAGAGGTGGGTGAGCAGTGCCCCCGTCGTCACAACCCGCTTGTTGGGGTAGGCGTCGCGATCGTCGAGTGTCACCTTGCCGAGGTAGGTGAGGAGCAGTCGACGAACCATGGAGGACATCAGTATCGTCTTCCTTGCATTCAGCGTTGCCAGTGGAACTGCGTCGCCCGCAAAGCGTACGTGGGGCAAGAACTCGGTGTTGAGGAGCTGGCGGACGTATGCCATCTTGTCCTCCTGGTTCGTGCCATACTGCAGGTTGGTCGTGAGGTACCGAATCGCGTCCTCCTGAGTGAAGATGTTCATCTCACTGATGTCGCGGAAGGATGCAGCAAGGAGTTCGACGTTGACGTCCGTCTCCGCCCCCCACACCATGCGCGCCACCTCAATGTCCGTCGTGATTCCCAGCGCTCGAAAGTACACCATGAGAGGAATATCCTCACGGAAGCGGGGCAGACAGGCAACCAGTGGAAATCCGAGTCCATTGAACTTGGAGGAGAGACGAATCTCCAACTTCTTGGGCGGCATCGTGAAGGACTCGTGGAGCGACTTCATTTCGACGGAGAACATGTACTTGGACGCCGACTTCTTGTTCTGGAAGATCATGATGCGATTGTCCGCCACCTTCTCCTGGCACAGGATCGTGCGCTCGGATCCGTGGACGATGAAGTACCCGAGAGGGTCGTGCGCGCACTCGCCATACTCATCCAGTCGCAGGGGGTAGTCCTTCAGGAGACAGAGGGACGAACCGAGCATGACGGGCAACTTCCCCAGTGAAATGCCCTCAAACACCCGAACCTCCTCGTCGTAGGTGTTGAGGTTTTCGCCCTTGTAGGTTCGTGCGATGAACCGAACGTCGGCGTACATCTGTGCCGCATACGTGAAGTTGCGAATGCGCGCCTCCATTGGGAGCATGGGCTTGACCCGCCCCGTCGCCTCCTGGATGCGGGGCTTGATGTATGTGACGTTCTCAAACGACAGCTTGAACTCATACTTGTACTTCTTGATCCGCTCATCCTGCTCGTGCCACACGGTAATTGGGGCAGTGGACTGGACGATGAGGGGGAGCTTGTTGCGAAGGAAATCCTCGAACGAATCGATCTGGTGATCCACCAGTCGCCGAACACCGTTTGCAAAATACGCATTGACTGCATCCCATTCGGGTGCGGAGGACGAAAGTGATGACATCGTGCCTTCTATGGGTCTCATTGGCTGTAAATAAACTTCATCCGTTTTTACAAATGAGTTCAGTGACAATCACGCGGGTCGGACACACCGCGCCGGTCACCCCCACTGCTGGGAAACATCGAAAGTCCATGAAGACCTATCCTCGCGGGGTAATGAAGGGCACTCGAACGACAATCAAGGCGGTTCGTGATCCCGCCAAGGCACCCCCGACGCGAAAGACGGGCGCCAAGGGGACTCTCCGCATCTTGACCGAGAAGGGTATGCAGAAACGGCGGTCAAACATTCGCAAGACGGTGAAGAACATGAGCGACGCCCGGGTTCGCGACACGCTGCGAAAGGCAAACATGTCCGTCGGCGACAAGACACCCACCCACATTGCCCGCGACATCCTGGAGGGCGGTATGGAAGCGGGGATGATTGTCGCTCACTAACACAATGACAACCATTTGGGGACCCCTCGGTTGGATGACGCTTCACTCAATGGCATCCGTCTATCCGAACGAACCAACTCAGTCCGAGAAGCAGTTGATGAGTGTGTGGCTCGATCTGTTTCGGGACACCATCACCTGCTTCAGTTGTCGAGAACACTTCACGGGGGCGCTGATGAAGTATCGCCAATCGTATCCCGACATGATGTCGTCGCGCCGTCAGCTTTTGCTCGCGACGTTTCGGATCCACAATTCCGTCAACCAGCGACTGTCGAAACCGGTTCATTCGACGGTAGAGGCGTGCTTCGCCCAACTGCGCAACAACGTCAAGATCCGATCGGCACGGGAGTATCGCACTGCGTACGTGAACCACATCCGTCGGTACTGGCGAACAATGCAGGACATTTCTGGGATCACTGCAATGAAAAAGATCAACGAGATGGTGCGGATCGAGAACGAGTATGCCGTCTCACACGACAACAACTTTGAAGAAGACATTGACCCCGACGTCGTTGTGCTTGCACTTCGGGCGTTTGATGTGAATTCCGAAGCACCCAACCCTATGCGTGTTATGCCCCGCAACCTCCCGGGCGGGTTTCGACTGACCGCAGGTGGATTACGCTTTCGGTAGAGCACGGACTGTCGTCAACTTGTGCGCAGGGTTCCAGGGGAGCGAGATGAAGGGGTCTGACTCCCATGCAAACTTCTTCATCCAGAGGCGGCGACTGTCGGGTCCCTCATCGTACATCTCATCGGGGTAGACGGGCGTCTCCTTCAACGATCTTGCAGGAAGGATGAATCGCAGTTGGTCGTTGATGTCAAAGGGCGGGTGCGGGAACGACCATCCAAACTCAGTTGGGCGATCAAACTCGGTCAATGTCTTCACGAGCGGCGCTTCGGCATACGGGTAATACCAGCACCAGTCAAGAACCTCTGACGTCTTGAAGTAGTGGAGTGTCCACTCGTACGTCTTCCAGAAGGCGAAGCACACCTTCTCCCAATCGAGAACTCCGTCCATGAGATGAAGACCCAGTCGGGTTTCGATCGCATGTCCGTCTCGCGCCACAAACGTCGCATCGCCCTCCTTTGCTCTCTTTATCAAAACCTTCACCTCGTCCTTCGCTGCAGATTCCAGTCCACCGGAGCGCCCAAAGTAATGCAGCGCGCGATTGTACCCCTCCTCCCGCAACGAGAACATTGCTAGAGATGGCATGAAGTCGTTGCCGAAACACAGGACGCTCATTTCAACGAACTTGTCGGCATCGATTGGCAGCACCGCTTTGAGGGCATTGACAGACACCGTCGCGAACTCCCACTCGGCGTTGTTCTTCTCGCGCAACAACTGGATGTCCCCCAGTTCACACTGTGCAACGGAAATCAGAACAAGATCGGCGTCCAGCCCGTAGATACAGATCTTGCGGGTTTCGCTGCGGTCGAATTTCCGAATCCACTGGAAGATCTTGTGCTCCCCCTCACCCGGTTCGTCCGTTCCCGAAATGGCGAGGTGCGGGAAGATGATGCGAAGTGCCTCTTCCAGTCCTCTCATGTACTCGGTTCCAGGCGAGATCTGGTGCTTGTCGAACGCCTCGACCTCCGTCGGGGTCCGCATGCGGCGGTAGCGCTGCTGGACGATCTTGGAGTACGGCACGAGTCCATCGAACGCAACGAGAATGTGGGTCGCACTCGCATGGTGTTTCAAGAATCGATCCAGTGCAACCACGACGCTACCAATCGGATTGATTGGATTCAGATACTTGTGGATGAAGCAGTTGAAGTCGATGCCGAGGACGTTTGTTTCTAGTCGAGCGTTGCCGCAGTCCTTCTGGATGTGCTTGTGTTGCCGCACCAGCGACGCGACGTAGTATGGAATTCCCATTGTGTGCGATTTATTGAAGTATCTTGTTTCGGGTCCGTTTTCCACAACGGAATGTTTGTAGAGAACAAGGTGAATGGAAGTGTGGTTTGGATTGATTTTACTTGCTTTAATTGTCTTTTTTATGTACTTGTGGAAGACGGGGTCGGTTGTAGCACAACCCTCTCGGGGATGCAGCACCTGCCCGAACGCGAAAAAGAATAGCGGGTTTGAGTAAAATGGAGGGCGGGAAGACGTGTCCTTCGGGAAAAATTGCGCGCAAGGGGTACACCGCAACCCGCCGCCGAACGGGAGTGCTGAATCGTCTGCTGAGGCGCGGCACGACGTACAAGGTGAAGTCGACGTGTGTCAAGGACGTGGGCGCACCCGGTCACGGAGTGCCCGTCATCGGACCGCTTCGTAAGGGTGATTTGAAGAGTGTGGGGTATGATGCGACGGTCCGTGCGGCAGTTCGGCATGGCGCACTCGCGAAGGCAGTTGCCAAGTATGGTCGTCTCTCGACGCTGCGGAAGTTGAATGCCGTGGCGGTGCTTACGAAGCGGACGGTGCCTTCCCGATCCAAGACATACAAGACGGATCGCAATTGGGTGATTAAGAACGCGTAATATCTCGGCAAACTACAAATGGCACGCTTCCCGATTTGGATGTGGTTGATTGTGGTTGTCGCGGTTGCGGCAGGGGCACTGGTGATGATGCCGACCAAGATTGCCGAGCACTTTAACGATTACATGGTGGCGCCAAAGGTGAGGACCTGCCCCGACGGAACCCGATCGCAGAGTGGCAAGTGCCTACTGGAGTTCTAGATCGGGAACCCGACGCGGGGCATTGCGAATCAGCGTCTGGGTGCGCTGGACCATGTCGGACCCGAAATAATCACGAACAATCTGCTTCACAAGTGCCTCATCGAAATCCTTGCACGAAAACACATCCAGGTACATGTCGTCGGACTCCTCTACGAAATGCGCACAGATATTGGACGTCTCGATCAGCTGGACAAGCGTGTACCCCTTCTTGTTTCCCGACCCAAAACTGACGACCTGCGGCTCGCCGTACGCAACCATATCGATCTTGCGAACCAGCGTCTTCGTGAAATCGGTGATATGATGCGGGCAACGGATCGACGCGGGGTTGCAACGAGACGCGTCAAGAACGAGGTGCTTTCCCCAGGATGCAAGTGCCATTTCTCTCTACACTTCTTCTTGTGTGAAAGTTAATATGAAGAACGTCGGGTTGAACAGCATCCCGTCCGTCAAGGGGCACATCGTCAACCTCACAATCAACTTGATATGTATCGCAATTTTCTACGTGTTCTTTGGTGCGTTTGTCTCCAAGTGTATGTCCATGTTGTTTCCGCCGTTTGACGACGAGTGGAAGAAGCAGTCGAACCTATACCAATTGACGGACGTTTCGATTGAGATTTCGTTGCTGGTGATTGCTGCATTCTGGCTGACGTATGTCGCGAACGTGTACATCCCGATCCTCCCCGTTTCGCCTGGACTTGAATCGTACATTGAGAGTTTCGGCGGGCAGATGGTGTTTGTGTATGCCGTCTTCCTCTTCATGGACACACTGGACGATAAGTTGAAGGAGGTGTTTTCAGACATCTTCGGTTAAAAAGAATCTCCCCAAAGGACAAACATGTGGAAGAAGCTCCTTTTCTCGGCCCTGCTGTTCTACGTGCTCACCCCCGGCGTGTTCCTGTCCCTCCGTACGCCCCTCACCAACGTCGCCGTCACCCACGCCATCGTGTTCGCCCTGGTGTCCGGCTTCGTGTGGAAGGCAGCCAAGCCCTTCCTCGGCAAGTAAACGTCCCGCATCAACCATAAATCAAAATCAAACACGCAAACTACGCCGTAAAAACGGTCTAGTTTTCTCTGTTCTCCCTCCGAAACACATGGGCGCCCTTTGCCGCAAACCATGTGAGTGGGCACCCCCCATCGTCCGTCGCAGCGTCTTCCCCGCAAATGCCCACGATTTGTGACGGGGGGTACGACGCAAACACAACGTCCAACAGCGGTGCATTTCGATGAACGGATCCGTACACGACCAGGTCGTATCGCCGCGCCCGGATGTCCTCTTCCACACCGGCGTCCAGTGCGTTGTCGTGCAGCGCGGGATCCAGCAGCCTCGTCATTGAGAACCCACGTCCGTGGAATTCGGAGCAGTCCCCTTCGAAATCAGCGTACATGTGGTTGATGCGCGGAAAGTCGTGGCACTCGGCACCAAGTCGGCGTTTGAGTCCATGCAGCACCCCGTTCCGGACGTAATCGGGGTGCTGTGACCACCAGTTCAGTCCCGACAAAAAGAGCACGCGCTTCACGTCAGGTTGACCGATGGTCCTCAAAAGGGAATCGGCGGACGCGGTCGTCGTCAAGTGCCGCCGCGTATAGTCCAGGATTCGGGTGGCATACGCGCCATACTGACTCAAATCAGCAATCAGTGCAGTGTTGGCATCCCGCACCAGTTGCTTGGGGAAGTGGGGCATCGTGCCGGACGGACAGTTCTCCAGGTCGTCAAAGAGTGGGATGCACCCGTTTGCCATGATCTCGTAATGCCGAAGACAGTCCCATCCGCCCTTGCGACTCGTGTGTGCAAAACAACTGCGCTGGTACTCGGCGTAGTACTCCGATTCGGTCTCGAACGTGTACTGCTGCAAAGAGTTGGGGATGGACCCGGAGACCAGTTTGGTCTTTGGGGGAACAGACGCAACGATCTTCTCGGCGGGGATGGAGATTCCCATGGGGTGGATCATTGGGTAAAAATGGATTCGTTCGCTGTAAGTAGATGGGAAGGTGCCGGACACCATGGAATTCAACATCAAAGACCGCATCAGCACACTGAACCGCCGCAAGGCACGACTGGACGAGAAACTGGAGAACATTCGGCTGTCGAAGAGAGACTTTCAACGCTACAGCGACGAACTGGAGTCGATCGAGGAAGAGTTGTTTAATCTGGAGGGGGCGACGATGTACCGCCGCATCAACGAACGGAAGCGATCAAGTATGATTTGTTAGATCCTTCACCCATGGAATTGAGTAAAAGTTCACGAACCCAATATACCTGAAAATATCACGCACCGTTTCGCGATCAAAAAACTCACACTTTTGGGTTGATAGGAAGTCCGTATCAAGCAACTCAACTCTCTGTCTTTTTGCATCTTCATACTCCGCTGCAAACTTGGCGCTCGGTCTGAACCCGAAGTGAGTTTCATACCACGTCTTTCCGTATTTCAGGAAGTACATGGGTCCAAGTTCAATGTCGGTTCCGCCGCAGTCAATGGTAGACTTGTCGGTGAGAAAGACCTTCGTTGCACCGTTGCGTTTCAGAATACCGATCGAGAAATCAACCATCTCTCGGGTTTCTGAACCGCGCGTCATTTGCTCGGGGCTTGTGCAATCAGGGTCATATCGAATTGAGTCAAGCACACCCACACGTTCGCGTTTGTCGAACAACATATTCACACACGGTCTTTTAGGATCCCAAATGAGAAACCGGGTATCGTTCTCGTTGTTTTCTATTTCAATCTTGTAGCGTCCAATCGTTAGAGTGTCGTTGTATCCTCCACCTGTTCCATACAGAGACCATTGTTCGTCGCGTCCAAGCGCTCTCAATGTGTTCATCATACTCGAATGATGTTTTCGTAGAGACATTGTTCTTCCTTCGATAGAAAAATTAGAGATCCTTCACCCACTCATACCTGTGAAAATTTTTGAATTGGATATCGTCGAAGAAACTGTCGACCGTATCGACTGTAAAGAACTCGCACGGTTGCGACGCTAACATCTTTACATCGAGCTTTTCTTTCCGCTGACGTTTCGCATTCTCATACGCCTTTGCAAAACGCTCGGCAGGTTGAAATCCAAAATACTTTTCATACCACGTCATCCCGTATTTCAAAAAATACATTCTCCCAAGTTCGATATCTGTGCCGTTGCAGTCGATTGACGAGTTATCCGACAATGACACACTCGTTGCGCCATGTTGCTTGAGCATATGTACGCAGAAATCAACCATTTCTCGAGTCCCTTCCCCCCGTTTCATCGTTTCATGGATGGTACATCCACTGTCGAACTGGATCGCATCGATGATGGCAGTCTTGTTTTGTTTATCAATCACCATGTTCACACATACATTTTTTGGAGCCCAGAGGAAGAATCGATGATCCCGTTCGTCTTCACGCGCTTCTACCGTGTACTTTCCGATCGTGATCGCATCCTCATACCTCCCCCCCATCATATACCGAGACCACTGTTCGTGTCTCCCCAGCCCCTTTAACGTATTCATCATACTGGAGTGGTATTTGATGCGCGACATTGTCCTTCCTTCAACAGAAAATTGAAAAT